CATGTCGGGCAATAACTGGGTTGCCAGTTCGTTTCGAGCGCCAATTTTTTACGATTCCAACGACACCGGTTATTACGTTGACCCGTCCAGCACAAGCAACATTGTCAATCTGAGAACCACAGATGCTGTCAGCAACAACATCAATGGCTTACGAAATATAAACCCAGGTGGCGGCTCTTATGTAACAGGCGCGTCAACCGTAAGCGGAGCCATCAGAATTGCTCTGCCGCAGTCGGTATATCCGATGATCCGGTTTACTGTCCGTGTGTACACTTACGATGGGTTGTCTTTCGACATTTATTGTGGCGGTCATACATCTAGCAATTATTGGTACAACACTTTTGCTTACATGGGGACGCAAAATCGGTCTGCCCTAAATGTAAGATTTACCAGCGACGGAAGCACCATGTATGTATACATTGGTGAATTGGGTTCGTCGTGGTCATATCCGCAGGTGTTTATCACTGACGTTCAGGTTGGTTACACTAATTATGAATATGATCGTTGGGATAACGGCTGGGCAATTACGTTTAACGCTTCGTCTTACAACAGTATACAGGCGACGCATACTGTTTACCCGCCAACAAGCAGCACAAACAATAATAATGCTGCTTATGCAAGTTCGTTTTACAACCCAAGCAATACGTCATATTTTGTAAATCCGTCAAGCACAAGCAGCCTTGTTGGCCTCACCGTTGCAAACACAATTAGCGGAAGCATTAGTGGCAACGCCGCGACGATCACCAGCCAAGCCAACAGCGCAACGATTACCGCATCGCTGGCGGCAAACGCGAATCAAATTGTTTTGCGCGATGGAAATGCCGATGATTATCGTAGGTATGGTTTTGCCGAATATTTTAATATGTCGCACGGTGTATCCGGATCAACAACGGACACCATTTTTTATTCATCTACAGACAATTACATTAGAAAAAATAATGCGACAGGTTTGCGGGGGTCATTAAACGTCCCAACCCGCACGGGCGGCGATGCTTCTGGCACTTGGGGCATTAACGTCACTGGCAGCGCAGGATCACTCAGCGCCAATCTTCCAGTGTCCCGTTTGAACAGCGGAACAAGTGCGTCATCATCGACCTTCTGGCGCGGTGATGGCGTTTGGGCTGCTGGCGTTTCTGGGCCTACAGGCCCAACGGGGCCAACCGGTGCAACCGGCCCAGCAGGCCCGACCGGCCCGACAGGCCCAACTGGGCCAGCAGGCCCGTCAAACGTAATTAATTGCACCAATACGACGGTTTCGGCAACGTATTACCCAGTGTTTGTAACTGCTGGCGGCGTAAACGCAACGCCATATGTTCGCACAACTGCAACAGCGTTTTCATTCAATGCAAGCACGGGTGATTTAGTTGTTCCCGGAACGGTGCAAGCAAACTCTGATGAACGATTAAAAACGGATTGGGCCAATGTTGAAGATGACTTCATCAAATCGCTTGCGCTGGTAAAAGCGGGAACCTACACTAGAACGGATTCAGGCGCGAGGCAGGTCGGCGTTGGGGCGCAATCATTACAGCAGGTTCTAAAAGAAGCTGTGGCGGCAGATGACAATGGAATGTTATCGGTGGCTTACGGCAATGCGGCGCTTGTGGCGGCTGTCAAATTGGCAGAAAAAGTTATTCATCAAGATGAGAAAATTGCAAGGCTTGAAGCCCTTGTAGAAAAATTAATTGGGGATCAAAAATGACCATCACATATACCTGGGCTGTCACCGGCATGAAAGTCACAAATGTCGGCAGTGAAACCAATTATGTTGTGCAAACGTATTGGACAAAAACCGGCACTGATGCAAACGGCAATACCGGCACGTTTACAGGAGCGACCCCATTTGCGCCGACCCCAAATCAACCCGGTTTTATTCCATTCGATCAATTGACCGAACAAATTGTTTTGGGTTGGATCGAACCAATGGTGACGGGTTCATATGAGGAACACGTTAATGGTGTTATTACAAAACAAATTGCAGACAAAATTGATCCGGTGATCGAACAGCCGCTGCCCTGGAACCCAACACCGGAGCCTGTTGCACCATGAGTCATTTGCCAATTTGGTATTTGGGGAAAGTTGATTCTGACACTTGCGATCAAGTCATTAAAGAATTAAGCGCATTGCCATCGCGTGATGCGTCAATGGGTATTGACGGCGAGACAAAGCAACACAGCCACAGAAACACAACTGTTACATTTGCCCCGTTCGAATATTGGTTTAGCGATCAGTTAAGCCAAATCGCGGCAGATGCGAATAACGTGTGCGGTTGGCAATATGACGTTGATGGCAGGGAAGCAATTCAATTTGCTCAATATGGCCCAGATCAGCATTATGGGTGGCATGTTGACGTTTTCCCGTTGGCAGGCAAGGCAACAGACCGAAAGATCACGACGGTCTGTTTGTTAAATGACCCGTCAGAATTTGAGGGCGGGCAGTTTCAGGTGCGCCTGTATCAAGAATACAGCGCACCATTGGAAAAGGGTTCGGTAATAGCATTCCCGTCAATTTTGGAGCATCGCGTAACGCCCGTGTTGTCGGGTGTGCGATACACGGCAACAATCTGGTTTCATGGCCCAAGGTTTAGATGATGGCTACGATCAACGAAACCGAAGCGAGGCTCAATTCGCATGAGGCGGTGTGCGCGGTGCGTTATGACGCAATCAACGCAAGGCTAAAACGCCTTGAAGGCATCATCATAAAAACCGGCGCGGTGTTGATTGTGTCTATGGCTGGCGTTATTTGGGCATCGGTTACTAAGGTGTAATCATGATCGACCCGATCACAGCCCTTGCCGCCATATCGTCGGCGGTTGAACTGGTCAAAAAGGTGGCTGCAACGGTTGATGACGTTACATCGCTGGGGCCAGTGCTTGGCAAATATTTTGATGCCAAAGCCGACGCGATTGAAGTTGTCCAAAAATCACAAGAAGGCGGGTTCAAAGGTTCGGCGCTAGGCAAGGCGCTTGAACTGGAAATGGCTATTGAGCAAGCCAAAGAGTTTGAAAATCAAATCAAGATGCTGTTTTTCCAAGCGAACAAAATGGACGTTTGGATGCGAATCGCGGCGAGGGCACAAAAGATGGAAGCTGACGCGGCACACGCGGCGCGGCGAAAAAAAGAAGCGCAAAAGAAACACGAACAAGAAATGGAAGAATTGGTAGTTGCTTTAATCGGAATTGTGGTGGTGTTGACCACAGTGGTCACTACCGTTTGGTTTATTTTGGAAGCAATAGAACAGGGCAAATAATATGCTGTCTTTAATCTCTACCCTTGGGGGCTTGCTCATCAGTGGCCTGCCAAAGCTGCTTGAATTTTTTCAAAACAAAAGCGACCAAAAACACGAGTTGGCTTTGGCTCAATTGCAAAACGAGCGCGAATTGGCGATGGCGGCGCAAGGGTATGCAGCCCAGCAACGTATCGAGGAAATCCGCACCGATCAGGTGATGATGCAGACCGAAGCGCAGATGACGGAAGCGGCGCTAAAGCACGACGAACAGGTGCTGGAAAAGGCCCACAAGTGGGTTGCATCTTACGTCGGCACTGTGCGCCCGACAGTGACTTACATCTTCGTGATTGAACTGGTGCTTATCAACATCTTTTTGTGTTATTACCTGTACGCAAACCCAGGAATGATTAAAAGCATGGACGATGTTTTGAAATATTCGGACATTATTTTTAGCCCTGACGAAATGGCAATGCTGGGCGGCATCATTGGCTTTTGGTTTGGTTCGCGCAATTGGTCTAAGAAATGAAGTTGAGCAAGCCCGCAGCCGACATGATGCACAAATACGAGGGGTATCGAAATCGCCCGTATTTGTGCCCTGCCCATATTTGGACAATCGGTTATGGGCATGTGCTGTATCAAGAGCAGATCAGACTGCCGATGAGCAGGACAGACGAAAAACCAGTGGCAATGATTCGCAAGGAAATGCCGCTAAAACCGGAGCATAACCGTGCGTGGACACAACAAGAAACTGATGATCTATTCGCGTCTGATATCGCGTCTTTTGAACGTGGTGTTCTTCGACTTGTTCCCGGCTGTGCTGGGCATCAAGGCCGCTTTGACGCTTTGGTATCTTTTGCCTTCAATGTAGGGCTTGGCAACCTACAGCGCAGTACGATCCGCATCAAAGCGAATCGCGGCGAATGGGAAGCCGCAGCAGATGCCTTTTTGCTTTGGAACAAAGCAGGGGGCAAGGTTCTGCCGGGGCTTGATAAACGGCGCAAAGATGAACGCGCAATGTTTTTACAATAATTTTTTGGTGACGCGGTATTCAAACAAATCCTTGTGCTGTGGATAACAAAGCGCAAACAATCGGGCCAGATAAGGGCTGATGTTGTTGTTTATCTTCCATTCGCTGCCCCGTTCAACTAAGGCCGAATGATGGCGCAGCACATGGATTATTGTCCTGGCTGAGTAGTGTTTAAAGCCAGCGTTGATGACCTTGCTGGCTTCAGACACAAACGCAACCCAGATATGCTGGTTGTCGGGAAACCACAGTAAGAATTCCGCAGGGAATTGATCCTGATGGGCTTTCAAAATGTGATTTGCCGACATTACGCAAGCCTTAAGATTTCGATTTGCGTTTTGTCTTTAGATCGGCAGGTTGTGTAACTGCCTTTCCCAGCGATTTTGCAGGCGTGACTGGTGATTGCGCTTTGCAGTTTATCAACGTCAAACTTATCTACCGGGATGATTAGCACATCGCCTACTTCAACGTGCGTAAATTGTTGCTTTACATAAGCACCCAATTCAGCAAAGTTATAACCGGTTTTTTCTTCTGCTAAAGGCAAATCGCCAAAACGTGTGCCATCTGGGCTAATGATTGCATATCGAGCGCCGATTGCATCCAGCATTGTCAAAGCGCGATTAAGAGTCACCAATTTAATTTTTTCCATGTCTTGTCCTTTCGTGTAAGAGGTGGGCCTACTTGCTTCGTCTGATTTCCCGGAGGTTAATCCTGCACTGCCTAGAACAATGACTAATCAGAATCAGCTTTCGGCCCGAATATCAATAACAGTTGGTGGTGCAGTTCCCAAAATAACAGCATGTGGTGCATGTCACCATGCGGCCACCACTAAAAATGGTGTGCGTGGAACATTGCGCCCATGCGCCTGTAGTGACAAGCGCAATACCAAGACCGGCCAAGAATCGTTTAATCATGATGGTTCCTTTTAAAAGGGTGTGTCTAGATCGTCATCAGCGGGAAGCCCCTCATAGCTGGGCTTTTGTTTTTGTTTGTGCTTTGGGTCAAACGGAAACGCCTTGAAATAGCCGGTAAATTTGTCACCGACCGGAAGGCTATCAATCTTGACCGACATGGCTTTTTTGTCCTCATCAACCCAGATTGACCCGTGCGTAGTCCAAAATGTTTTCTTTTCCCCGTTAGACAATGTGTATTCGCGGCTGGGGTATTTGATTTCGTATTGTTGTCTCATTCGAACAGTTCCTTTAACTTGTTGACCTTGCCATTTAATTCGGCAAGAAATTTCACAATCTCAGCTTCCATTTTTTTAATGAAGTCTGCATCACGGAGCACACGCTTGACGAACAATTGTGCTTTTTGCGGCATACGCGGATCAAAAACAACGTAGTCGCACCAAGCCCGACCAGTGCAAGCCATCTGCATTTGCATTTGGGTGTTGTACTTTCCGGGCACGGTTTGGGTTAGCAAAGCCTCAATCATCCCTGCTGTGTTGGGGCACTTAATCTCAACCAAGCCATCATCGCCCACCAAGCCATCAGGCGATGCGCCTGCGCCTTCAATCGTCGGATGTGGCACAAAGCCGCATTCGTCAACCATCAGGCCCGTTGTGACTTCATAAGCAGCCCTGGCGAACGGCTCTTGTTCCGTGCCCCACTGCATTGATGCGTTGGTGTAGCTTTCCTGCCTTTGATTGGTCAAAATTTCAATGACAAGTTGTGCCATCAAATTGTCGCGGCTGGCGGCATAACCCGTTTTAGTGGTTGCCATCAGGTCAGCAACACGGCTGGCTGTTACCTTGCCCAAGCGGGCGGCAAACCATTCGTCGGTGCGCTGCTCATCCATTTGCAGCCCTTTCTTTTTCTTCTTTTTCGCGCATTGCCCGTGCTTGCCTTGCCTTCTTTGCTTCAACCACTTTGCTGATCCAATGCGGATCACCTTTGCAAGCCTCATACGCCAACTTGTAGGCTGCGCTCATTTCTTCGCTGTTGGCGCTATCGTTGATATCCGCAATGTGCGCGGCCATCGTTGCGGCGCTCACATCACTTGATGGCTTGACGGCGGCATTCCCGTCATCGTCCTCGGGCGCAATGCCGCAGGCGGTCATCAGGCTGTAGCGGCGGGCATAGGTCAATGCGGAGCCATAGCCCTGGGGGTCTTGTTTAGCCGCAGGAACGTGCAATTGCCCGCTGTAGATGGTTTCGCCTGATTCGTGAACAAACATCGTCTGCACGATAACCCCATCGGTGCATTCGACGTTTTGCTGCATCAACGCAATCCCGTGCTTGTTCAGTGCGTCAATCACCGCTTCGACACAAGACGCAAGGTCAGCATACCGGCCACCTTTGCCATTGCGCTGGAAGGCAGGATTGACGGCAGACTTAAGCGCGGGGCCAAATTCTTTTTGAGCCTTGACAAACGCGGCTGCAATGTTGCTACCAATCATTGTTTGTCCTTTTGCAACGCTTCAAGTTGGTCAACCGTGTATTGCAGCAAGGCCGACAATTCACGAATTTTTGCAGTCAATGCGCCGACTTGCCAAGCAAGCCGGTCGGCGGCATCGCCATCGCGGTAATGAATGCCAGCACTTTTTTCAATGCTGGCGATGATTGCTTCAGGATTGATTTGCATCTTTAAGCCTTTCAATGTGTTTAATTGCAATCCATCTATCTCCCAATATCCGCACTTGGCGAATCCATTTCCGCTGATTGGCTCGATTTATTTCTCGAGTCACCAGCGAGCTATTCCACAATTGGCGCACACGGCGCAGCATCCGCGTTTTCATTCTTTAGTCCATTTCATCGAGCGCAATTTGTATTCAGCATCTACGGGAAGCAAAGGTTCAGCACAATCAGGAATTACGGGGTCATCAAAATTGCGGCTTACGTTTGGCCCTCGCGGTAAATTTTTTCCTGCTGGAGCGCACAGAATGACTGACCCATCTTCCAATGGCGTTGCAACAAGATAATGGAAGCCGTTACGATCTAAAACGCACCCATAAACGCCTAAACATTTTTCTAGCGACCATTGCCAAATTTCCAGTAATTCGCCACATTCGGCAAACTCAGCAATTGCTTGCTTACCCCTGATGGTGTTTTTCTTGGGCTTGACAACCCACAAAGCCAACTCATAACGCGGCACTGTAAACCCGTGCATTTGCACTTGTGACAAATACGCAAGACCATCAATGTGTGGCCCTCGGCGCACAAGCGCAGTGCAGCCGTATTTGTCCATCAAGGCTTTTTTGGCTTTCATTGCATCATCACGAGCAATTTTGTGTTTTGCCAATGCATCGCGGCAATAGTCTGCCGGGAGCAGGTAATAGTTCCGCATCATGTTGACCACCAATGCACAAAAGCAGCGGCAAAGGCAACGCCAATGACGATTGCAAGGGCCAAATCAGACCATGTAGGCGTTTGGGGCTTGGTGATGTAGTGTTGTCTCATGTCGTGTCCTTAAAACGGGGCCGGAGGAAGTTTTGCGCGGTCTTGTTCGTCGCGCTGACGTTGCTGGCGGGCGTGTTCGTGGATTTGTTTGCGCGTCCAAGGCACAGGCCCGCCCGGAGGCGGGAAAGGCCAAGTCATCACTGGTTGCCAAAAGACTTGGCAATTGCAATTGCTTCTTGAGCAGTGCGGCCAAAGTAAAGATGGCCGCTTGCCCCTTCGACAGCCCAATCGTTGATGCCAGCGTCAATTTGCTGGGCAAGGGTCATGTCGTTGAAAGACGGGTTGTGAACTTCGTATGCAATCATGATGCTTCCTTAAAAGACCCCGTGCGATGTGCTAGGGCATGGGATGAATGTTAAGACGGGTTAACAGACATTGCAAGGGCTTTTTTTATGCCCCTGCTCTTTACTCAACAAATTTTTAAGCGGTCAACAAAAATTCTTCAGCAGCAGACTTCAATCGTGCGCCGTTGCCGAACCATGCATTTTTAAGACGGGTGTCAACATTGTGGCCGCGCTCATGGTCAATAAACTGAGTCATTGCATTGAGCAAGCCCCATCGTGTGCCGTTAACCCCAGGTAAATCGCTGCCCATTGCAGAACCGTTAAAAAGATCAAGGACTTTTTTGTACGAGCGCGAATCGCCCATGATTTCTTGTTTGCCAACCATGCCCGGCACTTTGGCGCGTTGCATTGTTTGCGGAAAAAATTCAGTCAAAAAGCCGTTAACAAAATTTGTATTGACTTGTTGTCGTGCAAGGCGACGATAGTTGTCCATCATTCCGTCAAACCCGCCGACGATCAATCCCAATTTATCGCGCATCAGACTTGCGTCAAAACGTGCGCCATGCGTAATGGATACGCGAGATGGCGCGCTTTCACGATCAGCGATTGACAATGTGTTGTTGCACACAACGCGAACGCTGGTAAATTGACCCACCGTAGCGGTTGAACCGTCAAAACTTGTGGACAACAGCAAATAACCGCGCACGGCATCATCGCCCAACACGCAAGCCTCGCGATTGACATTAGCAAGCGCCCAAATGCGTTTGCCTCCGCTGATTGCGCCAGCAACTTCAAGTTTGAAGCCTGCCGAGCGAACAAGCGAATCAAAAAACGCCAAAATTTCTTTTGGTTGATGAATACGATACCGATCAGTCACAACACCCAAAGATTGCTTCGTGTCGCTGCGATAAACAACATTGCGACCATCGACCACTTGCGGGGCAGCAATGCCGTCAGGCCAAAACAAAGCACGAGACACAAGGGCTTGCCAATCAAGACCCGCCTCGCGTTGCCAAACGTCGATTGATGCGTCAGCAGACAACGATTGACCCAACCCATGCCAAGGCACATTGCCTGCGTAGGCGATTTCGGCTTTGTTGGTGATTGCGTTTTTTTCGATTAAATGAGCCATTTTTAAGGCCTTTCAAAAAATACCGCTTACGATGTGTTACGGCATGAGTCGCATGTTAAGACGGCTTAACGCAGCATCTCAAGGAAAAAAACAATTCCCCCAAAATTACTCAACAATTGACGTTGCCGTGTAAACCCAGCTAAACTTAACGACATGGAAACAATGAAGAAAAAAGACGGCATTGCCATTGCAGGATCGGCAGCAAAGCTTGCCCGATGCTTAGGTGTAAGCAGGGCAGCTATCACGCAATGGGGCGAGTGGATGCCGCCTTACAGGGTGTTGCAGCTAAGGGACAAAATGCCTGAGCGTTTTGCTCAACATTTCGCAGAAGTAAAAAAACAGATATAGTCGTGTCACTTGCATGAGTGGCATTGTGCAAGGAAAGCCGTTAGATCAGACTCCGACCCCGCATGGGGTTCACCATTGAAAAATGGGTGATGCCACCGGGGTCTGTTCTAACGGTTTTTTTTCGCCCGTACTCCGCACGATAGCAAGGGCTTGCATGGGCCGCACGGAAGAAAACACCGACAAAGCGTTACACCCCGCGTTTGTTGACCAGCGTTAATTGACCGACTGGTAAATCACAAGGGAAACGGTGGGACAAGACCTTGTGTTTAAGCGAATCAATTCGTCAAGCGCACTTGGGCTGATGTGACTGCATAACAGATGACAGACAAGACGACAGATCAGCAGCAGATCGAAAGCTGGAGCGGGAGGATATGCTTATCCACCCTTGGCAAACCTATGCATGAAAGGAAACAAATGTTTAAAAGTGGATTTGACAGGTTTTGGGAGGCATGGCCCAAGCATCCAAGAAAAGGCGGCAAGGCTGCATGTTTGGCGAAGTGGGCAAAGACGTATTGCGAGACACAAGCCGACCAAATCGTTAAGCATGTCGAGTGGATGAAAACAACGGAGCAGTGGAGAAAAGACAACGGCGCTTTTATTCCTGCTCCGTTGGTTTATCTGAATCAACAACGCTGGGACGGGGCCGAAATCCCTGAGCCCAAAAAGCCGGTCACGATGGC